GGCGCCGAGCCGTCGCTCGGCACGGATTTCAGGCAGCTGCCGGAGGCTCATCGCTCTTTCCCTTCTGTGTCATGGGGTTGATCAGGTCGTTGGCGCCTGGCTGTTCCGATTCGGGGTAATCCAGCAGGTCGCGGATCTCGTTCTGCGTGTGGAACGGCTTGGTGCCACCGGAGCCGAGGGCCGCCTTGAAGAATTCAGCCTGATCCTTGAGCGTTCCGCGCATCAGCGCCCGCACGTTGAACTTCGGCTGGAATCGCTCCAGGTCGCGCTCTGGAATCAGCGACCGCGCCACCGCCTGCTCCCAGTTGGTGAAGTGCTCCAGCATCGTGTACTGCAGGAAGAAGATGCCCAACTGCTCGATGCCGGTGCCCCAGCTGGTATCGCTCAGGAACAGCAGGGGGCGGGGAACGCCATAGAGCCTGGCCACCTCCTCCACCTGGGCATTCCGGTTCTCGACGTGCTGCGCTTCCTGCGCCGTGCTGCCGAACTTTTTGGCCACGGCGCCCTCTTCCAGCAGCATCCATTTCTGTGCTGCTGCAGCGCCGGCATATTCAGTGTCCAGCGACCCACGCATGCGGCCGTAGGCGGTATCGCTTAGCGCGTTCGGCACTTCGATAGCACCGCCGGCCATGTTTCCGGTTTCGAAGATGCGGCTGGCCGCCCGCTCCGCATCCAGCGCCAGGCGAATTGCCCGGTCGGCCAGTTTCATCCTCGACAAGCTGGTGACACCATCCACGGAGATATCGCGGATGTGCAGGACCTCTTCCTGCTTTAGCACCACCTCGCCGCGCTTCTTGCTGTTGAACCGGTAGATCATCCGCCAGTCGTCGCCAAGCTCGGCGCGCACCGCGGGAGAGTCCAACGGGATGAGATGGATTGGCCGGCCTGCTGACCAGACGATCCGCGCGTAGGCGTCACCGTGACGCTGCCGGGCCAGCTCCATCTGCCTCTTGAATTCCAACGGCGTTTGCCACGGGTTCGGCTTGACCTTGAGCAGGCGGTGCGCGGGGTGCTCGGTGGCTATCCGTTTCTTCCCGCCAGACTCGATCACGTTCAACGGCAGCATGCCGATGGTCCCGCAGATCAGAGACAGGCAGCGGAGCACCGCCATGTTGCGCAGCTGGTATCCACCACCGCCCTGTCCGCTCTGCGCCCGGATGAACTCCAACAGCGCCGGGTCATCCATCCCCGTGAACTGGCCGGCCTCAGCCCGTGCGCCTTGGGGCGCCGCCGGCGGCGGATTCCAGATCCGGTCCAGCGACTTGATATCTTCTTCGTTGAACCTGGACATTGCGTTTCCTATAGGAATCGGATGCCTCGCTGCTCATAGACAGAGGCGGGCGCGACCGATGAATTTGCGGAGCCGAAAGCCATCACGACCGCTACGGCGGCGTCGATCTTGTTGACGGACCGTGCCTTAGACAGCCAACGGTTTTCCCACTTATCGCTTTCGATGACGGCCGACATAATTGCCGACACCAGCACTGGGTTCCCGAGCAGTCGGACGCGCCCTTCCAGCAGTGCTTCTTCGAACAATCGGAGGGATCCAGGCATCCAGAGACCTTCCGGCGCCGGCTTACCTGCGGCAGCGGCGGCCTTTACTGCCGCCTCTGTTGGCTTGCCCTTCTTCAGGCCACCCTGCGGGTGCTCAACGAACGAAACCGAAAGGCCCAGTTCTTTTACTTCCTCTTCGAACTGGCGGAACGCGTACCTGTCGTAGGCAACCTGAGCGATTTCGAAGTCCCGGTCATACTCGGCCACCGTTTGCGCGACGTGCCGGTAGCTGATCGTCTGGCCCTGTGGCGCGTGCAGGTGGCCCTTGGCAGTCCACGTGCTGTACGGAAGCTTGTCGCGTAGCTCGCGGGCCTTGACCGTATCGCCTGGGGTCCATGCTTCTACCCACGCGTCAAACGTTGGCTTGCTCACCAGCGTCTTCTTGCCCTCTACCTCAACCAGCACCTCCTTCGCTCCGGTCTCCACTACCGCGCCGAGCGCCGTAATGTCGCGGTTCTGCGACAGATCCAACCCGAGATGCAGGCGCTTGCCATGGTGCTGGGACGTGTCAAATGACTGCAGGGCCGGCTCCAGCGTCTCTCGGCTGAGCCACGCCTGGTCAGCGTCAGTCCACATGCAGAAGTTGAGTCGCAGGATCTCGTTAAGCTTGCTCGGAATCTGCTTGGCTAGGTCGACCCGCCCCTGCAGGTACTCCTGCGTGATGGTGATGCCCAGCATCGGGTTTGCTTTCACCCAGCACCGCGGATCCTCCAGCGGGTCATCGTCCTCGTCCAGTCCGCACACAAACGAGAACGTGCGGTCATCGATGGGCTCACCGATGAAGGTTGGATCGTTGACCGCCTCCGTATGACCAGCGGCGACCTTTACTGCGTGCTCATGTTCGGCCCATGCAACGCTGTTCCGGTCACTGCCCGAGTTGGTGATCATGAAAAGCAGCGGCGAACGGCGGAACTTGAACCCGTTCTCCATCATTTCGATGATCTTGCCGTCCGCCATCTCGTGCACTTCGTCGGCCAGGACAAAGTGCGGGCGGTAGCCGGAACCCGTCTTGCCAACGTCGCGGGACGCTGGTCGGAAGTAGCTCTGCGACTTGTGGTGGGCGATGTTGTATTCCTTGCCCTCACCGCCTGAGAACTCCAGCCGTTTCTTCAACGCCGGCGAAGCCTTCACCATCTTGACCGCATCGCGGAACAAGATGCCTGCCTGATCCTTATGCGAGGCCACCGCGTACACCTGGGCGCCAGCTTCCTGGTCGGCGCAGAGCCCGATCAGTGCGATACCGCCCGCCATAGGCGACTTGCCGTTTCCCTTGCCTTCCTCGATGTACGCACGCCGAAAGCGACGCGTGCCGTCCGCCTGTTTCCAACCGAATAGGCTGCCGATCTTGAATGCCTGGCTGGGGTGCAGCTTGAACGGCTTTCCTTCGAACTGCCCCTCACTGAGTCGCAACACGTCTTCGAAGAATGCGATCTTCTTGTCTGCAGCTTCGCGGTCGAAGTACAGGCCCCGCTCGTGGGCCTCCTCAAGGTCTTTCAGGTGCCGGCGGCAAGCGTTGCGCACGTGCGGGCCTGCAACGATCCTGCCTTCCACCACTGCCAGCGGATACTCGCTGGTCCGGCAGTCAGAAATGCTTGTCGTCCGGGTCTTCGTCTTCGCCTGGGCCATGATTCACTTTCGTCTCATCCACCGGCGTGGCACCGAGCTTCGACAGGAGCGAGCCCAGTGCCTGCATCGCCGAAACACCCATCTCCGGGTCGGTCGCCATTCGCGCGGCGAGGATGCACACCTGGCGCAGCAGCAGCCGGTGACCAGCGTGCAGCCAAGGCATGTTCTCGACCTGCTCTTTCCAGACGGCGACCTGTTCTTTGGTCATTCCCTTGTAGGGAGCGCCGATGGCTTTTGGCCCCTTCGGCGTCTTTCGATTTCGATGCCGCTGCGGATTCTTTGCCGCAGCACCGGACACTGCCGCTTTTGCTGCTGGAGTGCGGGGATTTGCCATGGTTCACCGTCTGAATCGCTCACTGAACAAAGCAACGCTTGTTCAGGAATGGGGGTCGTCTTTCCAACTGTGGATGCGTGCGTTTGGGGGGGCGCACGTATCGCTGGCAAATCGACCCAAACTTTTTGCCCCCCGTTCAGGTTTCTGTGGATAACCTGTGGACATACTCGTTCAGGTTCCACGGGCTACTTCGCCCGCGCGGTGCCCTGCCTTGACGCCTGCAAGGGCCATCCATCGGCGTCGCAACCGATGAGGACGCGCTCGGTGTTGCCGAAGCCGCCATCCTCGCGTGCGGTCTTCCTGCTATGGCAGCTGACGCACAGCGTCCGAAGGTTCTCCGGAGCGTTGTTGTTCGGATTGCCATCCACATGATCGACGTGGGCTTTCCCCTTGCCGGCGCACAACACACCACAGCCATGCTCCTGGCACCGGTACAGGTCGCGCAGCAGGATGGTCTCCCGCAGCGCGCGCCACGCCCTGCTGTTCGTTGGCAACGCGCGCTTGGCTTGGCGGTTGCCGGCCAGCCCTGCCATCAGTACGTGTTCCCGTCCAAGTCGACGCGCTCCGGCTCGGCACCCTCGTCCTGCACCGGTGCGCCTGCCTCCTCGCCCAACAAGAGGGCCACCGCCTGGACAAGCAGACCGACATGCGTTGCCAGCTCGGCCATCTGCTTGCCCTGCTGCTCGATGATTCCGACCAGGCGATCGATGCGAGCGTCTGTGCTGCCATCGATGCGCGCAGCCAAGGCGGCGACTGCTGCAGCGCGCGCAGCCTGCTCAGCGGCCAGTGCTGCCGCAACCTCTTCAATCCGTGGAACGTCCATCAGCAACCCTCGTCGTTCGCAGTACCAAGCCGCGGCGTATCCACCGCTCGACCCGATCCCAGTCCGGTTCCATGCCCGTCGTCCTGGCAAACCACACCACCGCGGCCAAGTAGCACCGCAGCCACCAGCGCATGCGGACGGTAGCCGTCACTGCTCCAGCCATCAGAACTCCTCCACTGCCCAGCCGCCGCCGTCCCGCTTGGCCTTGACCTTCACCGCGATGAAGCGGAACGGATACATGGACGCGGCGATCTTGATCTTGGCCCTTGCATCGTCCTGCCAATGGCCCTTCACCTCGTGGCACTCCATGACGCCGTCGGCTGCCATGACCGCAAAGTCCGGGGTGTAGAACGTGTTGTCCGCCAGACGTAGCTTCAGGCCCTCGAACCGGTGCCACTGGATCTCGCCGGCGGCCTGCAACGCGCGCAGCCGTTCGGCATACGCGGCCTCGGTCTTGTTCATCTCGCCGGTCTTGAGCCGTCCCAGCGCCAGCACGCGATTCTGGCGCTCCGTCTGTTGCGCCATCATTCGGGCTCGGGCAAAGGCTTGCCCTGCACCTGGCCAATGGCCTCGAACTGCGCCTCGTACTGCATCAGGCAGCGCTTCCGGCCATTGCTCACGTCGAACACCGCCGATGGCTTCCCGTCCCGCACCCAGCTGCAGCGCTTGGTCAGAGCGGCATCGATGGGGACATAGGTGGCCACCGGAACCTTGATCAAGGCAGGGGCAGGCGGATGCGGCTTGGTAGGTGCGGCTTGGCATGCAGCCAGTAGCGCAGCTGTGACAACCACGATGACGCGCATGTCAGTACCCCTTCAATGCTGGGCAGGCGGAATCAAGCAGCTCCAGCGCCGCCTTGCAGGTGTCGGGCCGCTGCTCATAGCGGCCGCGCCAGGTGGACGCTTCCTTCTCAGACGCCTCGATCTTGCCGGCGAGTGCCTGCAGTGCCGCCGCGCTCTCAGCCTTGAGGGCCTCCAGCTTCTCGGCCTCTGCCCTCAGAGCGCTGGCCACCTCGGCCAGGCGCTGATCGCGGGTATCCACATCGGCCTGCAGTCGGGCCGCATCTGCATCCCAGTCGGCGCGAACCTTGACCACCTGGGCGCTCAGGTCGCGGATCTTCTGCTCTTTCTCGTAGGCAGTCAGCCCGGACACGGCGCAACCGAAGGCCAGCACCGCGCACACCACCTTGATCTTGCTGCCGGGCTTGCTCAGCCACTGCAATGCGTCGGCGCCGGCGCCAATGACCAGGCCCCACGCGGCACGAAGGAATCGAATCAGTACGCTCATGGCTTATCGCCTCCGATGGCGCCGGTGGCTTTCTCCACCATGCGCACGTAGCCGGGCAGCAGCCGGCGGATCAGCACGCCGGACAGGCCGGCCAGCGGCAGCTGGGGTGCGCCCGCCAGCGCCGGCCAGATGGACGCGGCAACAGCGATGACCCATGCGGCCACGATGGCGTAGGCCACGACCGCAACAGCGAGAGCGGCCCAGCCCGCGGCGGTCTGTAGGAGCCGGTGACCGCGCCGGCGGCTGGCGTCTGCCGCAACCCGTTCCGCGTCCTTCTCCGGCAACAGCAGGACACCGATCAGGGCGCCGGCCATGGCCACCAACAGCACTGACTGCGGTACACCGAGGATGACGCGCTCGGCCTCACGCAGCGCATCAGCAGTCGCGGGCGCCACTACGGCTGCCGTGAACGTCCCGACGATGATTTTCATGGTGCTCACGGGCTCGGTCACGGCGCCACCGTTCCGCCGGCCTTTCGGTACACCGCCACCAAATCCGCCAGCTTGTGTTCGTGCTGGCCGTAGCCAGCGCAGGGCAGGCTCGCCCAGATGTTGCGCACCTCTTTGATCGCCTCGGAGAGCTTGCCCGCCTGGATCAGCGGCAGTGCGCGGCGCTCCCGGATCTGCTGCAGCGCGATCAAGTCCTGGCTCAGCGGCGAGAAGTCCTTCAAGCCCAGCGTCTTCCGGTAGGCGTCGTAATAGCGGCGCAACAGCTGGTAGCGGCCTGCGGCGGTGGACTGGATGCCCAGCTTCGGCAGAGGCACCAGGACTCGCGGATGGTCGGCATATCCGTTGAACAGCTGGCCACCGACGATCACGTCATAGCCACGGTCTTTGGTTGGCTGCTTGCCGTTGTCGGTCCCTTCGGACCAAGCCAGCATGTCGAGAAAGGCCACGACGTTCACGCCGCCAGCCTGTTGGGGAGTGATTTGCGCCATAGCTTCTCCGGAAAGAAAAAGCCCCGGCTGGGCCGGGGCTTGCGATTGGATGGTGGCAAGATTGCTGCCTTTTTCGATGACCTAGGAAGTCATCGTTACGCCGTCATCGTGAGCGCCTTGCTGAATTGCCGTGCAGCGCGCGCCTCGGCCGCGCGGAAGTTGGCAAGCATCCACTCATAGACCGGCCTCCAGAACCGGCTGTAGGCCGACCAATCCGCCCCGATGGCGCCGGCGCGCTTTCGGCCGCTCAAGGGCTCGCAGCCACTCCCGCCGCAGTCTCCGCAGTTCACTACACCTGCGCCCGCCGGATCTGGAAGAACCTTCCTGCCGCCGCATCGATCGCACTCGCATGCGCCGACCATCTCCGCGATCACTGCCCCAGCCAGAACCCCAAGCTGCTCCATCGTGTTGTTCGGCCATGCCGCAGCGCGCGCGTCATCCAGCGCCTTCTCTGCTCGGCGCAGCTCGCGTCGCTGTGCATCGGTGACCGTCCCGCCGCACCAGCCCATGCTGGCCTTGGCGATGCCAAACTCCGTTCGGGCATCGGCCAGTTCGTGCATCTGGCGGGTGAACTCCGGTGCCACCAAAGCGATGACGGCCTGGCGCAGCTGTTCGCGCCGGCGCTGACCACTCTCGGGCCACCACATTGCCTGCAGCAACTCATGCCCCAGCCCGTGCGGTACGTACGCCAGTGCGGCCACGATCTCCTGCGTGGTCGGGCCGCCCGCACTCCCATCGAAGCTCATGGTCTTTGGGCCCGTCCGGCTGGACAGCAGTTCCCGTGCATTGCTCATTCGCATGCGCCTTCCCCTTGGTGGTTTGCTTGTGCAGCGCGCGGTCGCGCCGGCTTATTGGTTGCGTTCATCAGGCCGCCGCGGGGCCAGCCGGCTCGGCCGCGTAGTGCGTGATCTTCGGGTTGTCCCCGCGCCAGCTGCCGAACACCGGCCGCTTGCTCACCGAGTCCCACAGCATCAGCCGCCGGCCGTCCTGCGGTGCTTCGGCAATTGGCCTCCAGTGCGTGACCAAGGCAGTGCGGATCGCACTGAGAGCGGCGGCGGTTGGGACGATTCCCAGTTGTGGGATTGAGAGATCCATCATCAACTCGGCAGTAACGCCGTCCGGTGGCAACCTCGTGGCGCCACACAACAGGCTTCGCGCGGTGAACTCGAGCGCAGTCATGCTGCCTGGTCCCAGCTGGCCGGAAGGCGCTGCACCTGGCCGCCACGGGCCTCGAACTGCTCCACCGTCTCAACCTGCCCGGCGGCGAATGTGCCTGGCTTCCTACGCTTGGGCCGGGACACCGTGTTGTGGTCCATCCGCCGTTCCCTGGGCGCGATTTGGGGGTTCAACCTCGGTGCCAATGCCTTCGTCTTCTTCATGCCGTCGCCCTCAGTTCGTTGATATAGGTCTGCTGCTCGATCAGGTCGTCATCAGATCCGTAGGTTTCGTGGAAGGTCCGCGAGCCATCCAACAGGCTCGGGCCGTAGATCTGCCGCATCCAGTCGAAGGTTTTCCCTTCCATCAGTCGGCGGCGGTGGTGCCATATGCAGAGCGCGAAGCCGAAGTAGTGGCCGCGCCGCCGATTGCCGCTCTTGGCGTGGTTGTAGTCGCAGCCGTAGACCACCCGTTCCGGGTCCAGCAGCTGCTGGATCTGCAACACCACACAGGCCATGCACGGGCCTGTCTTGGCCAACTCGATGCGCGCCGCTTCTTCCTTGGTCGGCGCCGGATCGTTGGACCACATCAGCGCAGTTCCGGAATCGGCCCGGCATACCGGGTGATCGGGATCTGCCGGCAACCATCGCGCCAGACCGTCGCCCCACGGGTGGCGTACAGCACCAGCGGCTTGACCCCGTAGCCATAGGCCAGATACCAGCCGGCCACCGCCACCGGCTCGGACACAGGGCGCACCTCCAGTTCGACGTGGTCCTGCCTCATGCCGCTGCGTCCTGAGCGGGGCCGAACAACTCGGCGATTTCGGCCAGATGCCTCCGGGCGCGCTCGTTCGCTTCTGGGCTCGCCTCCACTCGGCCAGCCAGCAGGGCAAGCGGATTGAACGCAGGTGTGGCCGGCGGCAGCGCCAGGTGATCGGCTACCTGCTCGTGCACCAAGCGGCCAGCATCCACCGCCAACTGCAGCGCTGCGGCGCGGGCACTCGCGTCATGGCCCAGCGACGGCTGATAGACGGCGCAGCCACCCACAGCGCGCGCACTCTTCACCAACCGGGCGTACACCTCCAGAAACGCCTGCCGGGCTGCGATCTTGTCGCCTTCCTCGACCAGCGGCAGCGCCGCCGTCCATGCGTCCCTGGTCTGCTCGGTCCATACAACGGTCACCGCCTCGTCGGCGGCCCGGATCGCCACAGACCACGCTTCGTTCGGTGCCGGGTGCCCGTCGTCAATGCGCTCCATGATCGCGGCCAGGCTCAGCCGGCCCTTTAC